CTGTTTTAAATTCCCCCAAAAACGACTCAAAGACACACGATAATGACTGAGAAGGTCATAGAAGGTCACCAACCGACCCAAGAAGGCTTAAACGGGCTTCAAACGGTTTTGGGTAGGGACACAGATAGGGAAAACGCCCTGTTTGGCGTCCAAACGCCTCGAATTCACACCCCACTGAACGATTTACCCTCACGCGGGCATGAATTGGTTGATTTAGCGTCCAGTCTGAAGATCAATTTGCTGGAATGGCAGAAATTTGCACTTATTAACAGCCATAAAGTAAAGCCCGACGGTCGCTGGGCAACGCCTGTCAATTGCATTGTTGTAGCACGGCAGAATGGCAAATCGTTTTTACAGCTGATTCGAATTCTTGGCGGGCTATTCCTATGGGACGAAAACCTGCAAATCGGGTCGGCGCACCGCTTGTCCACGTCCCTTGAACAGTTTCGAGCAATGGTTCAAATGATTGAAGGCAATGATTCACTAGCAAAACAGGTCAAGAAAATCCGCTGGCAACATGGCGGCGAAGAAATCGAGACATTGACGGGCAATCGCTTTATTGTGCGGGCGGGCGGGTCAGCTGCTCGTGGAGTTTCCAGACCTTCCACCATTCATCTTGATGAATTACGCGAAATGACTGACATTGAAAGTTTTGCGTCGCTTCGCTACACACTTATGGCTGCGGCAAACCCAATGGTCATGGCGTACACAAATGCGGGCGATTCCAGCAGCATTGTGCTGAATCAATTTCGCGATCGAGCGCTGGCAAGCATTTCAGGCGTTGAAGATGACATCGGTTATTTTGAATGGTCAGCGCCAAGTGATGAGATCAGCGTGGAAAACGCGCGGCACTCAAATCCTTCAATGGGCACGCTGATTCATGCAGACAATATCAAATCGGTTTTAAATGACCCCGCCGACGTCGTAATGACTGAAGTGTTGTGCCGTTGGGTCGTAGCAATCAACAGCGCGGTCGATTCTGCGTCGTGGGGTAATTGCTTGGACAAAACGGTAGACCTTGACCCTGACAAATTGACTTGGCTGGCAATTGATCTTTCGCCCGATCGACGTCATGCCAGTTTGGTTGGCGCGCAGAAATTGGGAGACGAAAAGTTTGTCGTTAAGTTGCTGCATACCTGGGCAAATGAATTACAGTTGGACGATAAGGCAATTGCTAACGAATTAGCAGATTACGCCCGCAAATATCCGACCGAATACGTTTTGTACAGCCGAAAGACCAGCGGAGCAGTCGCAGCCCGCCTTGCACCCGCAGGGATTCCCGTTTTTGACATGGACAACGCTTACCCGCAGGCATGCGACGAAATGCTATCGGCAATCAATAGCGGTCGTTTAAAACACAAAGGTCAAAGCCAATTATCTGAAGAAGTCTTGGCAGCGGTGCAATTGCGTCGTGGCGATGGCGGTTGGGTTATTGGGCGAAGGGCGTCACAGTCGGTCGTTTGTGGCGCAGTGGCAGTTGCGCTCGCGACACATTTTGCGACACGCCCAGACAATGATCTTGACATCATGGTCGGTTGATCGTATAAGCCTGCCACAATTCGGGCATGGCATTTTCTGATCTATTTACGCGCAAGGCTGATACTGCCGTCACGGTTGAAGCCGCACAGGTGGACGCAGCTGCTATTGCGCCTTATTACAGCGAAGTAGGAAATCTATTTCTATTTGGTGGGATAGTAACTGCGTCCCGTGCGGAAGCAATGAGCGTTCCAACATGCGCGCGCGCACTTGGCATTATTCAGACAATTGGTTCGCTTCCAATGCACACACGCAACGAAGCAACAGGCGAGAAAGTCACACAACCTCGCGTTATCAATCAACCTGACCCACGCATACCAGGTTCGACATTTTGGGCGTGGATTATTTCTGATTTATTTTTCTTTCCAGCAGCGTACGCATACGTTATGGAGCGGTACGCCGATACAGGAAAAATTCGCGCAATGGAGCGCATTGCACCTGAGCGCGTAACAATTACAACAAACGGAATGGGTTATGAAATTGCTTCATACGCAATTGACGGCGCATACGTTGACCCAGCAAATTTAGTTGTTTTCAACGGCACCCAAGAAGGTTTGCTATCTCGCGCAGGTCGTACAATCAAAGCCGCTGCGTCGTTGGAACGTGCAGCAATGAATTTTGCAAATGAACCAATTCCACAAATGGTTTTGAAATCAAACGGCACATCATTGCCAGCAGATCGCGTTTCAAAGTTGCTAACTGCTTGGAAGACTGCACGCGCTTCACGCAGTACTGCATTTTTAAATGCTGACGTTACTCTGGAGACAATTGGCTACGACCCACGCAATTTGCAGCTAAATGAAGCAAGAAATTACGTTTCACTTGAATTAGCACGCGCGTGCGGATTACCTGCGTATTTCACTGATTCACAACAATCAAGTTTTACTTATTCAAACGCTTTAGACAAAAGACGCGATCTCGTTGACTTCGCGTTTAGAAATTACATGTCAATAATCGAACAGCGTTTATCTTTCCCGGACTTTACGCCAGCAGGCAACAAAGTCATGTTCGATCTTGATGATTTCTTGCGTGGCAATCCTTACGAGCGCGCGCAGGTTTATGAAATCTTAAATCGTATCGGCGCAATGTCGATCGATGAAATACGCGAGGAAGAAGACATGCTGCTATGAAAAAAGTCATCACACCAATGAAAATAACTGCTGCTGATTCAAACAGTCGCACAATCACGGGTCGCATTGTGACATTTGAAGAAACAGGCAACGCTTCAATTGGCAAGGTTCAATTCGCTGCTGGTTCAATCGAACCTACTGCCGTTTTGCTTAACCTCGAACACGATCGTACCCGCAGAATTGGAAAAACTTTAGACACAGCAATTTCAGCTGACAATTCAGGAATTGACGCTACTTTTAAAATCGCTGAGACAACTGCGGGCAATGACGCACTAGTTGAAGCAATGGAGGGTTTGCGCGACGGCTTTAGTGTTGAAGTTTCATTTGACGAATACGAAACACTTAAAGACGGCACAGTCAGAATTCTTGCAGGTGAATTGACTGCCGTTGCATTGACCAGCGAACCCGCTATTCGATCAGCAAGAGTTGAAAGCGTAGCCGCTACAACTGGCGAGGAAGACGAAGTTTCAGATTCAACAATTGAACCTGAAGAAACACCAACAAACGAAGGAGACGAAGTGGACAACACCGTCACACAAGCGGAAGCCGTTGAGACGGTAGAAGCCGCACAGTCAGTCACAGCAAAGTCAAACAGCGTTGGCGGTTGGAAATCAACACCTCGCATTGAAATCACCGCTGCAAAGTACCTAGAAAACAAGGTTCTTGCTGCAACAGGTGATGAGACAGCACGCCAATACGTTCTAGCAGCAGACAACACAACAGACAACGCTGGACTTGTTCCAACACGTCAGTTGACTGAAGTTGTCAACGGACTATCAACGACAATCCGCCCAAGCATTGACGCGATTTCTCGCGGTGCATTGCCTGACGCTGGAATGACATTTGAAATTCCAAAAATTACTGCTGCGCCAACAGTTGCAATTGCAGCTGAGGACGCAATTTTTTCTAACACAGATCAAAATTCTGCGTTCCTATCAGTGGACGTGAAGAAATTTGCGGGACAGCAAAAATTCTCCGTAGAACTTTTGACCAGAACTTCACCATTGTTTTACGACGAACTATTGCGCAACATGGTTGCAGCAATGGCAAAGGCGCAAAACTCTTACGTCAACGCACAGTTAATCGCTGGCGCAACAGTTGACGCAACAACAGTTGCAACATACCCAACCGCTGCTGAACTGCTTGGAATTATTGGTCGCGGTGCAGCAAGCGTTTATGGCGCAACTGCTGGACTTGCAAATCCATTTGCACGCAACATGATTGCGTCAACTGGTCAGTGGTCAAATCTAATGACTTTGAATGACGCTGGACGTCCAATTTATTCACAGGTTTCAAATCCTATGAATCAACCTGGTGTTTCAGTGCCAACAAGTTTGACTGGAAACGTTGCGGGCTTGAACCTCTACGTTGACCCAACAAACGCAGGCGACGGGGACGGCACATTGTTAATCGTTAACCCTGACGCTTACACATGGTACGAAGGAACTTCATACCAACTAC